CTAAACGGTCGAAAATACGAATACATTTCCAATTTCAACAAATTCGTATATTTAGCTGTTCAAGGTGATGATAACAACTTTAATGTCCACCCCGCTTACAAGTCCATATTTACAGAAGCTAATATTGCTAAGGTCCTTGCCACTCTGGGCCATACTTACACTTCCGATTCCAAAGGCGATGCCAATGTTAATCTTCGCCCAGTTACTAGTCTCACTTTTTTGAAGCGAGGTTATCGTTATGAAGTTTCTCTTGATAGACATGTTGCTCCGTTGTCTCTTGATACTGTCCTTGAAGTCCCTTATTGGACTAAGGATAATGTCTTAGCTAATCAAATTACAGTTGATAACGTTGAAACAAGTCTCCGAGAGTTATCTCTACACGATGAACTTACTTTTAATGAGTGGGCCCCAAAGATTATACACGCCGCCCGTTCCCATAACATTCCTATTAAAACTTCGAATAGACTACTCTTGCTCCATCAAGTAGTTAATTTGGAGTATGAATATTAAATCTCCCCTCGCCGTCGCGGGCGTTAAAACGCAGGGTCCTGCCCTTCTGCAGGGAAGAACAAAACTTCTCAAATTGTCTTTAAACTCGCTGTTTCGATCTTCACTATTGAATACAAATATTCTCGAGCCTCAATATTTAGTGCAATGCGTGCAGTGTTAAAATCCTTATGTATTTACATTTACCGCCAAGATGGGATGGTAGCAGTCCTACCGATATCTAGGCCACTCGAGAACCTCGTGACTGTCTGATCCAATTGTTACGAAAATTACTGGATTCCTGAAAATGATAACCCCCTTTTTACTACAGAAGTTTCCGAAGCTTCTGCTGCTGATGCCGCAGCTATTGACCATACAACTACTCAAATTACTAATGACGGTAGCGTTGAAGTTGCCAAGATGCCTTATGTTCCTATCCACCTCGACCTACTTTCTTCTCCTGACACCGGCATACGTCAGGATATTTCCGATTTCCTCTCAAAACCCTATCCCGTTCAAACTGGTGTGATTTCCACATCGGATACCTCAACAACCTTCTCTATGATGCAAGTTTTCTCCGATTTCCTAGCTATTGATATA